TTACTCCTTACAGGAGAGCAAGCTAACCTTTTCTTTCAAATCTGCCAGCGCCTCACCAAGTGTTTCTCTCTCCGCTTTCTCTTCCTTTAATGCCTCCACCAGTAGCGCTATGATGCCATTATATTCAACAGCATAATGTCTATTATCCAGTGTATTTTTCGTAATTGGCTCACCAGCCTCGCCCATTTCTTTGGTTTCTACGGGGTCGTAAATCGTACTAATGATTTCTGGAAGCACTTCCATCACTTCTTGTGCAATAACGCCAGCCGAAGGTAAATCCGTTTCTTTCCAATTAAATGTAACCCCCCTTATTTTACTCAACTTCTCAAGCGCATCGGGGATTTGTTGTATTTTATCTTTAAAATCGGCGTCAGATGTTTGTGTCAACGACTTGCACGTTACACCTTCACTGACATACATATTTTTCTCAAAATACGATGTCCCATCAGTTAATATTCTTAGCGCTCTCGATGTGTATGCGCCAGTCTCACTATAGGTGAAAAGACACCAATCGTAAGCGTTATATTGGCCATATGCGATTCTATTGATATTGGTATCGTAGTGCTTGCAGGCAATAAGTTGGGAACCCGTCGATTCGGATGGTCGTAATACCATAAGCCCTTTCCATTCAGAACTGCCAATCGTTATATTGGTGACCCCATCATACAGCAACCTCTTCCAAGGGTGCGTAGTGTCACTTTCACTGGCGGAGTTACAGAATCTGAAAAAAGCTTCATTGGACATGTTAACAGCCAGTTGCCCCCGTCGTTCGGCACCGTATGAGGACTGAACAACAACAGCAGCTGATGTGCCAACAGCATAACTTCCCGCCCCGAAAAAGCCCGAAGCCCCGTCTAAAGAGTCAGGCAAATTATCTTTTTTTAAACCAAGACCAAAAGCCCCAATACTCATTTTATCTTTATCAAGCGCGGTAAAACTTTTAATCGTAACTTTCGTGCCATCTGGCGCCGTGAGTGCAACACCGCCTGTGCCAGTCATAATCTGCTGCCAGCCGTCCATTTGCGCTTGATAGTATCCAAGCGTAGCCGCCAGTTGATTAGACCATGCTGCCGTACTCGCTGATTCGGCTACCATGATCGAATATTTGGAGGCATTAAAAGCCTTAAATATTGGCTGGGCCAGCTCTATCGACGTATCGCTAATGACACGCTTAACCTGATAGACGCCATCAACCCCTGCATTAGACGATACAAACAGCACGGAGCCATTCGTAATGCCCAGCTTAGCATCGCTCCACTTTGTGCCGGTGCCGGTAATAGTGGTTGCATTCAATGCGCCCGTGATCGTGCCTGTCGCGTATAAAGACATAATATTTACTCCAATAAAAAACCGTCGAAACGGGAATTAAAACTATGAATGGAATTGAGTAGCGTTGGCTTTGAAAGCAAATGCGGAGGTTTCAGCTAGTGTGACGGATTTACCGCCATTCAGACCATGCGATGAGCTAATGATTACTTTCGCAACAATTTCCTTTGCTCCTGCCGCGCATAATAAACCGGCAGAAAATGACCATGCGTCATTCTTTGACATATCCTTCGTAACATCGAATTTAGTAATGCCGTTAATTAGTATTCTGGCCCTTATTGAAAAAACGGTATTTGTGCTGCTTGCACCATCTACAATAACCTGTGCAGCAGGAATTGATACGTAAGTGGGATAGTCCATACCTCCCGCATATATAATTTGTGACTCTATTGAAATAAGCCCCGACTTTGTAAATTTCACTTCTGGGATTGTCCCAGCAGCTGTTACATCACCAACTATTTTTTCAGCATAGATAGTGCCTTTAAAATATCCATCATTCCCATTAATGGTACCGGTGAATACTCCATCTGATGCATAGATAGTTCCGCGAACAGTGACGCCACTGAACTCCGCATTTCCATTTTTATCGATGCGCCAGCCAGCCTTACCCGCGACGTAATTGTTTGACTGGATATAGCTGCCAATTTTGGCGTTAGTAATAGATGCATCTTGAATCATTGCAGAAACAATAAAAGTTTGTGAACCTTGCACGAAGAACGGTAACGTATACCCGTTCGTAGCTGGATTTAACACAGCAAACTGATCAGCGCTGGCTAAAATACGTGTGCTCACCGTCCCTGCCGCGTTTACTTCGGCCCCAATTGACAAACCGGCTGCATAATATTTCCCTTTATACGTGATACCGGCACCCATGCTGTAAACGGAACTACCCGTTCCATCTTTGTTAAAGATAGTTTGGCCGCGAACTTGAATAGCCGCCGTGTTTTCTCCGACCGTCGATGTTAAGCCGGTTATTTTTTCCGATAAGGCTTTATCACTATCTGCAACGGTTTTTTCTAAGGCAGTGATATTGCTATTAGTGGTATCAGTTTTTGAATTTAGCCGGGTGATTTGCTGGGATAATGCTTTTTCGCCATCCGCAACGGTTTGGCTTAATGAACTCAGGGATGCATCAGTTTTATCCGTCTTAGCATTTAAATTGGTAATATCTGTAGCTGTTGAACTCTCATTATCAGAAACAGTTTGGGAGAGCTTCGCTAAACTCGCGTTTGTCTTTTCTGTTTCAGTTTTAAGTTCTATCACTTGCGTTGCACGGGCTTCTGTTTCAGTAGCGATAGCCTCTCTCGTTACTGTAATTTCTGCTTTTCGATCCCCATTTTCTTTACGCCAGCGCTTAGAGTCTGCATCAATAGTTAAAGAGTTTATAATTGATGCCGTCGAGTTTGATATTGAATCTCCAGCTATCTCCTCAAGCCTTTTATTTGCATCAACTACATTTTCATTTAATTCTTTAAATACCTCAGACTCCTCAATGCCTTTTTTAACTTCATCAGCAATCCAATCAACATCCGTGCTGGACTCCCCTAAAACCCACTCAATCCAGTCCCCCTGATTCCCCGTCTTATCTACCAATCGAGCGCGATAGAAGAAAGACTGTCCTGCTTTCAGGCCCATCTGCTGATAGCTGCGCTGAGGATACGGAATATCAGATAGAAGCATGGCTCCGTCTTCAGCATCTTTATCGTTGTACTGAATCTCAGTTTTAAGGGTATCTTCAGCTCCATCGGGGAAATTCCACGAAAGCTGTATGCCAAAAACTAGCGGATCAGTTTTGAAACCGACCGGCTGCGGCGGCTTCCCTTCTTTACCCTTAAGTTCAGTTTCTAACGAGCTAGCCCATAGCGATGAAATATCACTGGCGTTGATAGCACGAACGCGCACCAAATAACGACCTGCGTAAATACCGGGAACCTCGAAGCCCAGTGCCGACGTGCGCGGGACTGATACCCAGTTACCGTTATCTTTTCGCCACTCAGCCTCATAAGCGATCGCATTCTTCACCGCGTTCCACGTTGCGCGCAGCGTGGTAACGGCTATCCCCTGATTGATGCTCGAGTAGCTGGTAATAAGAACATTTTCTGGTGCCACCTGAACACCCGGAGGAATAACGGAAATGGGACGTTCGTCTATGCGTGCGCCGGTATCAATCCGCGCATATTTGTCCGGGTCATGGTAAGCCCCAACGATGGTGTAGGTGTTGTCGTTGTTGTCTGCAACACTCACAACGCGGTAGAGCTGCACAGCGAGTTCATCTGCATCAACCGCCCATACTGATTCGGCCTGCGGAGTTTCGCTGTAGTTTGTTGTTACGGTGACGAGGCGACCATTTACCGACTGCACCGTTCTTGCATGACTGATACCAGAAGGTAAATTAACGATCAGACGGTCACCGCTCTTAATGTCTGGCTCGCGGTCGAGGCGAACATTTCGCCCTTCAACGCTGCTAATGCGGCCTCCCATAACACGCCCTGAGAGCATCTGATCGGCAACGCCAATAATATGCCCCGGAAACGGGATTAAACCATCGAGTCCCACGGAAAACTCAACCGTTCGATCTTGGCTATTACTCAATAATGCCCAACGGCCACGGCGATTAGCCTCGCTTTGACGCGTACAACCAATGGCCGTGATCTCGGTCTGATTCACCCCATAGCGGCGTACTAATGCATTTTCGAACACCGACTCGACAGCATCGGCATAATGATTGGCAGGGTCTGACCAACCCACCATGGCGGTGGTGTACCGTGTGCGTTCGCTCGAGGCTGAGTAGGCAAACTTCCCATTGATAACGTTGGCGCGTGTGTAGGTGTAATCCAAGTCTCGCGGCATATCTGCCAGTGTCACAATCTGGTTTTGACCGTAACAGGTCATACCGCGGAATATCGCGGCAAAGTCCGTCAGAACGGTCCAAGCATCTTCACGCGACTGAATGTACACATCACACTTAAAGCGTGGCTCCATACCATCCGCGCCACGTCCATCGGGTACCAGCTGATCACAATACTGCGCGATGCGATAAAGCTCCGATTCATCCACCTGCGTGGAGTCAATACGTTGACCTAAACCGTAACGATCAGAGATCAGGATGTCATAGAACACCCATGCAGGGTTATCAGTCCATGCCCACTTAAAGCCCCCCGTCCAGATGCCAGAATATTGCCGCGTGACCGGATCATAATTATCCGGCACTCTTACAATCATCATCTTGGGTCGGCATGTCACTTTGGGGATGTTTTGAAACTGCTTAGCGTTAAATTCTACGTAGAGCAGCGCAGTGTTTGGATAGCGTAATTTGGCATCGATAACTTCAGTGTAAGCCTCAACATTCATCGTATCGGCAATACGACCGCTATTAGCGTTGGCAGTTAGACGGCGAACACGCAACTGCCAGCCGGTTGTCGCTGTGGGTAAGTCGATACGGTGGCTGCGCTCATAAAGCGTTGTCGTTTTACCATCAACCGCAGATTTGAGCACCTCACGATATGCGCCTCCGTCCGTGGCCACATCGATAGCGTATTCAATTTTGTAGCCGTTCACATCGCCGTTATCTTTTTGCTGCTGCAATGCAGGCCAGCCGAACCGCAAACGCACTGCAGATAACTGAGTATTGTTAACCGCACGCACCCACGGCGCCGAGCTCTTAAGTTCGGTGCCAATGGTGATTTCATTCTCAACAGCAGGGACGCCTTTGATATATTCCTGCGATTGGTTACCGGGACGAAATTCCCAACTTACCCCCTCGAAATTCGAGCTACCGTCCTCATTAGTGAGCGGCGTTCCATCTAGGAAGATGTTGGTACCATCAAGGCCACCAGCCCATTCCCCCTCACCCAATGCGAGCAATATTTTGGCAATGGCCATCGACTGGATACTATCGGGTGATTCAACAGGCGTATGCCCACCACCGCCGCCACCTTTATGGCCTTTAATCTCGTTTATCATATTTCACCCATAAAAAAACCCGCCGCAGCGGGTCATGTGAATTGATATATTTATTGCTGGTCTTCGGTATATATCCCAGCGGAAATAACTGCCCCGCCGATCTCTCGCTCACCATAACCTATGGCAACAGGATTACCCTGAGCGGTACTGTTAACAGGACCACCAAAGGCATAGCTGGGTTTGTTGTCTGGATCTTGTCGCATTCGAATACCAGCTTGTTGGGGTGATAGCATTTGGACTACACCGCCGAGCGCCATCGATGCGCCTGTTAGAGCTAAAGCACCGCCCAATGCCCCCTTTGCTGTAAATGCAGCGGCTAAACCGCCACTGAAATACCATGCAGCACCTATCAATGCAGCACCTAAAATAGTTTGAAATAAACCACTTCTTTTGCTGCCTATAATAACTGGCACTAGGTGGATGTCTTCTTTTCCCTTGGTCATTTCCAGCTCAGACACAGATATATTTCGCTTCTTTTCATTGCCAACAAAAACAGCGAATGTAAGTCCGCGTTTATGTGCATCGAGCAAAAAACCCTCAAAACCATCTAATAAGTTTTTAGCTGCTTTTATCATCTTTGGTACGGAGTCTCCACGATAAGAAAAACTACGCCCGAAGCGATTAATTAGCGCGCCATGAAATACTATCTTTCTCAAAGGAATTTCGACAAAGGCCACTTTAATACCCCATAAAAAAAACCCGCCGTAGCGGGTTGGATAAAATCATATACACCGTTTAATTACATCTAATCTGCTATCTATCCGAGATTGGAATAAATCAGTTTGGTAGTAATACTTAACCTCACTTATTTTTCCGTTATTCGTTATATCCGCAAATTCAATAATCCCAACCATTACGGTCTTCCCACTATGATATGGCTGAATAGTCACATCACCGTATCTAGTTGTCATTTCTTGCCATCCGAAAAGAACACACTGTGAAATTTCATCAACAGTTTTGTTAGATGTAAAGCTCGCCTCTGGTTTTTGCGCTCTTAAGTCAGCCATGGTGTGACATCCAACTAGGCCAAACATAGTTAAAGCTAAAAGCATTTTTTTCATATCAGCATCCCTTTAGTTAATGCTCAAAGGGTACCATAAGCTTTATTGGTTAATCAGGCTCATATGTCTGACTATCTTCACAGTTCGATCTTTCCAGTATCCACCATAAGGAACACGCTGACTCAACATGCCGTACATATGATGCAATAGCATCCCATCATCTAGCAGAATACCGGCATGATTCGCGACCGGCGCGGAGACCTGCATTATCACCATATCGCCCGATTGAGGTGGGCCACTAAACTCACGAAAACCGCATTCATACCAATTATCAAGATAGAGATTTTCACGGCCTGACTCCCACCATGGATAATCAACGCGGTAATCATTAAGCACAATGCCATGCGTTTGCCGGAAGTAGCTCATAACCAGCCCCCAGCAGTCGGTATGCCCTAATACAAAGGCGCGCCCCACCAGCGGCAATTCCCCGCGCGGCATCACGGTGCGCAAGTCCCCTTCAGGATAACTCACGATATGCCACGGTATCGCCATCGCATCACACTGCGCCTTATCCAGCTCACTCGGCTGCGTGGTGGCATCGGGGTGACTATGCACAATCCCCGTTACGGTTCCCCATTCTTCTGCTGCAATATAATCCTCCGGAGATAAATGAAACTGTTCCGTGGGATTTTCCGCGATATTACGGCAGGGGAAGTAGCGTTCCACACGTGATTTTTGCGCCACCACGCCGCAGCATTCAGCCGGATAAACCTCTGCGGCATGGGCCACAATAGCCTGTATCGTTTTCTCTCTCATACTATTGCCTTATCAGTGCTGCACCCGGAAAACCGCCAAACGGCACCGGATTATTTTCACCAAAGCGCTTTTGACAATCGCTGAGTAACCCACCGCATTTATCCTGACTCGGATCATCAACCGGCTGCCCATTCTCATCAAAGTAGCGCGTCCCCGCGTAATCACACCCTTTGCCTGTTCGGTACCAACCGCGTGAGCACCATGTACAGAGCGAGTGGATCTGGCGCGTCGGTATTTGCAGGCCACGTAAATCGGCAGGGCTCGCGAGCTCAAACTCAACGGTTTCATCGTTTTCGAGTGACTTACGGTCGATATAGTAAACCTGCTTTTTTTCCTGCTCGGGATCTGCGGTAGGATTGCCTTCGGGGAAGTTATTTGCATCGAGATAATATGCCAGCGTGTCGTGAATAGTCACTTTAGCCTGCGCCATATCTTCGAAGCGTAGACAAAGCGCAGTAATCGAACCGTTTAAGTTAGCAAGGGTCAATGTAGGTTGGGCTGTGCTACCACTCGTCGCCATTTCTAATCCTTCTATTTGGCAAGGCCATGCACCGTATTCCTTTCCTTGCCACCAGATAGATTTTGCGGCGAGCTTAGCGTCATCCCCACCAGCCGCAGTGATTTCTTCCGGCGTATGAGACAGGTTATAAGCATGAAAACGCAATACTTCATCCAAACCAAATGCAGAGCCATCGACTTCAAACAGACGAACTGTATTACCCGGCTCCAATTTTTGGTAATCGCTATTTAGTGACATTAGACCTCCACAGCTGAAAAGGTTTGCTCAAAAGTCGCCGAGACTGTTGCTTGCGTTTTGCCGTTAGGAATTAATCGGATTGAATCTGCGCTGATAATGTACAACCCTTTATCACCATGCGGAGGCGTCCAAATAAATGCCTTAGTACAGTGACGACGACAAAAATCACGGATCGCAATGGCCACGCTCAGAGAGCCACGAAAAGAATAAGAAAACTTTATCCGCTCTGAGTTAATGCCACTTTCAGATACCTGCTTATATCCATCACCAAATTGCACCTCGCGTATTGTTCTGGCGTACTCCGTCGTGGGCTGTCCTGCGACCTGTGTAGGCCACATAAAAGTTTCAATTGCCATGAGCGTTCCTCAATGAATACGCTGATTAACGACCTTTCATCGCGTTAAAAAGCTGTCCTCCCGGACGAAGGGATTTACTAATATTGTCCTGACAAAACTGATCGAGCATTTTCATCATGGTTTTGCTCACAGCTTCATTGCCACCAGATGACTTAGATGTGGCTGATCCGTCATTTTGTAAAATAACGGTATTATGGAAAACGGGGCTTCCGCCGCCGCCACTTCCCGCAACCACACCTAGTTTTCCATTGGCGCCACGGCGTAAAGGTAAAATAGCCTCAGGGCCAGCTTCTCCCATGACACCGCCCCCTTTAGCGAATGCAAAAAACGTCGGCTTATCGACAACCGAACCACTGTATGCGCTCAAACTTGCGGAGGAATACACCCCGCCTTTTGCATTGGCCTCAATGCCGCCCCATCCCATCGCACCAGCCAAGGATTTAACGCCATTTACTAGAGCCATTTTTACGAGAATTTCAGTCAACATACTGAGAATGGAACTGGTAAAGGATTTGAAGTCTGCTTTACCCGTCGTCAAAAAGGTGGTGAGTTGAGAACTTAAACCGGTCAGTGCTTGCCCTCCGGCATCTTTCATCACGCTATAAGCATCTGTTGCTGCATCTGCATAATCCGCCCACGCTTTTTGCCCTCCGGCCTGCCAATTCGATCGCAACTGGTCCTCTTGCTCCCACGTTTTTCGCTGAGCATCTAGCATTTCATTGAGACGAGGATTATCTTTCTGACCTGAAAGCAGTTGAGAGCGCTCGAGTCCTCGCTGCACCTCTCGGCTGGACTTTGTTTGGCTAGCCAGCAATGCGTCCCGCTTAGTTTGCTGCTGAAGAAGATACTTATCGGCCTGATCATTGAGGCGATTTAATCGCTCCTGTAAAACAACCTCGTCACCTACCGCGGCAACGCGGGCTTTATATGCCAATACACTCGACTTGCTGGCTAATAACGATTGTTCCTGCGTGGTGAGTTGGCGCTTAGTCGCAGCGGCCTCTAATACCGCGAATTGCGCCTGCGATTTCCATAAGTCTTTGCGCTGCTGGCTGATAACATCTGTCACCGCCTTGTGTTGTTGCAGAACCACCAGCTGCGCCTGCAGCGCTTGTAAATCAGCTTGGCTTGATTCCTCGGCCTTATCACCCACCGGCGCTTTATACTGGGGTCCTTTACGCACTTTGCTCGCCTGCTCTTTGGCAAAGCGCGCATTTTCACGCTTAACCGCCTCATCTTTTGCAGACTGTGATGCGTAGGAATTCTTGATCCGCAAAATCTCACGCTGATGTTTTTCCTCCGAGGTTTCATACTGCCGCTTGAGATCCTGGTCACTTTGAAATTGGCGCTTTTGTCGCTCCTGCTCTTTTTGCTCAGCGGCTGCTCGCGCTGCAGTCACTGAATCCTGATAGGATTTCTCACTCAGTTCACCCAGTTCTTTTTGCAGGCGGGTAACCAGCGCCTTTTGGCTACTGACCCGCTGAGTCTCTTGCTGCGAGATCAGAGAGTCATTTTTACGCCCATAGCCATATCCCGTGGAGTCCGCCGCCCCCCCACGTTGCAGACTATCTAGATCCTTTTGAGCTCGCTCGAGCTGTTGGCGGGTAGACTCTACCTTGTCTTTTAGTGTGCTCTCACGCCCGACATTCAGCATCTGATCCCACGCGCCGGATGCAGCATTGCCTAACCATTTCCACGCGTTCTCCAAGTCTCCGAGATTATTTTTAATATCGGCACTTCGAGCACGCATAGCATTAGCGTAGGTGTCCATCGCTATCCGAGCAGCATCCGTTGTACGTCCCTGCTCTGCCAGTGTAGTGATCTGCTCGAGTTGGGTTGCCGTTAGAAAGTGCAGCGTTTTATCCAGTTCCAAAACCGACTGCACGGGATCATCCTGCAAGCGTTTAAACTGCCTGATTGTCTCATCCACGGACTGGCCTACGCTGGCCTGCATCTTAGCGGCAGTATCTGCAATCATCGTAACGGCATTGCCAGAAAAACTACCGCTGCCCACCACTGAGGCTAACGCACTCGACATGGCGCCCTGAGTGATACCGCCGCCCGACAGTGATTTCGCCATAGACTGTAGTTCAGCCGATGTTTTACTCGCATAATTACCCGTTAGAATCAGTTGCCGATTAAAGGCCACGGCTTCTTCTGAACCTTGGTACCATGCTTTTCCCAGCACATAGACCGCTGTTGCAATCCCTCCCACAACGGCGGCTAAGCCTAATCCGCGTAGGCTCATCAATTGTTCTATCCATCCAGCACGGTTCGCCAAGGTAATGCCCGACCCTCGCAAGGCCCCAAAGTTACCTCGAGCCAGTTCCCCCACCAAAACACCCAGTTCACGACGCGCTGCCGCACTTTGTATGCCAAGGTTGCGGGTTGCTGTTTTAGCTGTCTCTAATTTGCGGATATACAGTTCTGCCGCATCACCAGCCCCGACTTGAGCCGCTTTGAAACGCAAAAGCTCAGTACCAGAAAGTTTCTGTGCGACAACCTGAGATTTTAGCTGCTGTAGAAATCGCGCTTTTTGCTTACCAGCCTCCGCCTCCGCCAGTGCCGTTTCTTTAATACGTGCGGAAGAATGCGATAGAAGAGTGAGATAGTCTTGCTGGGTAATGTTGCCATTTTTCCGCGCGGCACGGATCTGTTCCTGAATGCGCCCAAGCGATTGCATCCCGTTACTCAGCTGCTTGGTACCATCAATTTGTCGAAAAAATGAGGCCGTCAGCGCATCCTGATCGCGACCTAATGCCGAGCTCTGAGACTGACTCTCCTGTAATTTTAGGTTCAACTCCGCGACACGTCGGTGAGTTTCATCGACCGCTTTAGATGCTTTTTCCCAATCCTTTTTGAGCGTATCGGCCGTAGAAGACTGCTGAGATTTAACCTCGCTCATTACCCGAGCATTGGTATCCCCCATCCCTTTGATTGCGTTGGTTTGACTCTCCACCAGCTTACGCATTCGATCCGATGAACCATCTGCATCTTTCCCCATGCCTGATAGTTGCCCACGAATACGCGCCATTTGCTCTTTAAACGTGGCAGTATCTACATCGAGATTAATAACTAAGTCGCTAATTTGTTGGGACATATCGAACTCCCCCGTAGGCACCTTCACCGATCAGCATAAGTTCATCATCCGTTTTAACCTCTTCACGTTCTGGCTGGGAAAGCAGGCTAAAATCTTCAGCGCGTATTTCGCCCCCACTCGCGAACACGGTCACAAGCATCTCTTTCATCGTGGCAAACTCCGCATCCAGTAACTGGTCACTAAACGGAGTTAGCGCAAAATAATTTGCCCAATCTGAGAACTCGGTGGCGCTCATTTCACTGAGCATACGGCGCCAGTCTGGGCGCCGAAACTCATGAGCCAGACGCTGTGCAAATGCCCGCTCGCGGGCCGCTATTTTGCCAGCGGCTTTTCCTCTACCGGCTCAACGGTATCAGGCGAGGGAGCAGCCTCGTCTGCTGACTTGGGATGCATGCCGCTAAGCGCTAGCACTATTTCCACCGCTTCGTTAATTGCTTCGCTAGGCCATGTTTTTTGGATAGTTTGGTGAAGCTCATTTTCATCGCACTCTGGTGTTTCATGGGATAACGAGCGAGAAATCAGCCATGCATTTACATCCACATTAAGACGCACAAGCTGCGCTGTATGACGTAAACTTTCGCTTCCCTCATCGCTAATGGCTTCTTTCGAGGCTAAATAATCAAAATACTCCACGCGCTGTAATGCCGAGATTTGGTGCAATACGACAGACTGGCCGTTGTACTTAAACGTTTCTTTTTTCAAAAACATGACAAATACCTATAAAAAAGGCCCCAGTCAGGGGCCATTGAAATGAAATAGAGCGAAGTTACGCCACGGTAAACGTTGCTATGGCCACATGTTGGCCATCATTCGTCATGCCGATAATTTCGACTTTTCCCGCCTTAACACCCGTGACCGTAGCAACCTTATCCTTTACCACGACGGTCGCCGTTTTTAGATCTGATGATGCAACCCGCAAAGTGTTATCCGTGGCATTGTCTGGCTGAATCGCGAACGTGACACTTTCAGAGGCGCCAACCGCAATATTGCCGGTCGCAGGGGTGACGGTTACCCCAGTGACAGGGACTGCCGGTGTGCGTAAATCTTCAGCCAGTGACGGCTTGCCTGAGTTGGTAACTTTTACCGTGCGGGTAATGACTTCTTTCGCTGGGATCGCTTTGCCTAGGCTACTAATCCAACCACGGAACACATCAACCGCACCGTTGGGATATTTGATTTTATAGCCACGAACATCCCCTTCAGTAAACCATTCAACCAACCCTTGTTGGCCACTCTCTCCGGGTTTCCACGCGAGGGTAAAACTGGTATCCCCAGCAGATTTCTCTCCTTGCGCCGTGCTGCTCCAATCGGCGTTTTCATCATCGAGATAGGTATCATCATAGGATTCGGCGGTCATTTCGCCGGGTTGAAGATCTTTAATTTTCGCCAAACGCGACCAATCAGCATCGCTTAACGGGTTTCCATAAGGGTCACCCTTGCCGGTATAGAGCCATAGCGTGGTACCCGCACCTTTTACCGGTGCCAGTGGGTTAGGTGTTGTCATATAACATCCTTACATTGAATAAGTGAGAAGATAAGTCAGATCAACCGAGCCCCACGTCGCCATCTCCTCATCACGTTGGTAGTCATAACCTTGGGGGGTCATCGTCTCGATCAGGGTATCGAGCGTTGGGATATTGGACAGTGCGGGATAAATGTGCGACTCCATCCAGCTATCTAGCGCACTGTCTGGCTGGGCCGATTTAAGAAACACCTCAACATGTAACGCTGCTTGCCAACTATCCTCATCCAAGGTGTCTCCGGTGTATTCCGCATCAGAGAGATAAACGGCAACAGCGGGAAGATCTTGCTCATCAAGAAAGGCAGGGCGCCCATCAAACCATGTCACTGGCTCAGTAATTTCACGTTGAAGCTGTGACGTTACGGCCTGACGGATCTGGGTATGTTTGCTCATCGTTTGATATGTAGTCTCAGTTGATTTTTCAGCGCCGAGGCCAACTCTTTTGGCATGTCGCTATCGATAAGTTGTGACGACGATGCCATAAATGCTTCGGTCAACGGCCCAGACAGGGGGACCTTCACCACATCAATGGGATAACGGGCACGCCCAACACGGCGCATCACTTGCCAGCGGCCATTAGCTAGTTGCTGAATAAAAGCATTGCGAAAGGTGTAGGGCCCCACTTTAAGTACGCTGCCCTTACCGTGTTTGGCCTCTCTGCGACGAGAGAGACGCACACGCGCCGCGCCTAATTTGATCGCCGGAAGGTTGCCTCGATTTATTTTGATCGACGCAATTGGACGATCCGGTTTGGCCTTCCTTAATCGAGCTCGCTGCCTGACCAATTTGACAGGGAGCCCCTTTCGCCGGTTGTCATCCACTCGCGCTTCTTTTGCTACCTTACGCGTGCTGTGACTAATGGCTCGCGCGGCCACACGATTGACGGCCTGCGCCGTTGCCGTGGGCACCATTATCCGACTCAAGCTATTCAGATTTAGGATCGCCTGTTCAAGCCCTTTAACTGACATAACGCTACTCCAGCCAAATCTGAGGTTTTCCATTAAAGAGCTGATGACGGGTGACGATATAGGACCCATCATCCACCACCACGTTGTCGTTGCGGCGTGGTGAATATGCCAATGAAAAAACCACTAATGAAACACCATCCCCCTGCACAGGGCCCATTTCAGGCAATAGATGAGACTCAACGGCCGTATAAGACTGCCCATTGATGGTGACCGCTTTGCCAAAGCGTTCAGCGGTCACACGATCCATTTTTGCCGTGAGCTGCACAAACGGACTAGCCATTGAGTTTCACTTCAATCATGGCGCTATTTTTATCAGCAGCCTTCCATGCAATGCCTGCGGCCACCGCATCAGTAGCGTCCAATTGAATTTTCCCATCTTTTAGCGCCACTTTTTTCCCCATAGGGATCACGTCTGCCGCTAATTTTGGTAGCAAAAAGACACCACTTACCATTGCGGCCCCTGCATCGCCCACGGGAATATCAGTAATTGCCACACCGACAATATCGCCAATTACGATAGGTTCACCGCTGGAAATTAGGTCGGCGTTACCATTAACAACCTCGATCACATTGCCATCTTGCACAAAATTCGTAGCCATACTCTTTGCTCCACGGCCCCAATGGGGCCGGATTTTAGGTATAAAAAAAGCCCGTTAGGGCTGTTCACATCACATGTGTGGAAAGTTATTTGCCGCTTGAATACACCAAACCGCGATGATCTAACGGAGCTACACCGGCATCAATACGGACCTTAGTGGCAATCCCGTCAGTATTAAAGCCTTCTTGCTGATCGATATAGGGCACATCCACACCATTAAGATAAGCAACCTCAATCGTATCCGTCCCTTTAGCCGCCGCCAGATACCATGCGGCTGCATCTTTATCATCCAGACGGGCTTCACTGATGACGGTTGCAAAGTTCTGGATTGGGTTGATGATCCCCGCGTTGATATCGGCACCTTTGACGCTTACAGACTTAATCGTCTGATTAGCGAGTGTTTCTAGCGCTGTTGGTACCAGCATAAATGCTGGACGGATATTAAGGCTTCGATCACCTTCTTTTTGGGTTCGCATCAACAAGCGGGCTTTGTCCAAATTAGCGACATCAATCGCCCCAGTGCTTACGTTCTTGTGGTCTGGACTGAAGAGTTTTTTACCATCAGACAGCACGGCGTTCGCCGTAAGAATTTCATAAACCAGATCGCCAATGGTCGCCTTCGCTGCTCGGCCCATTTTCATCGGGACATCAGTTAACTGGTTTAGATCATCGTTAATCAGTGCCTGACGCGTAATTGAGAAAATTTCACCGTAGGTTGCCAAGGCAATTGACTCACCACGATCTTTGGTTGTGATGTATTTATACTCTGCCCCCTCTCGAACCTTACGCAGGGAAGGGAAGCCCCCTAAACCGACACGATGAGCGGTTTTAAAGTCCGACAACTGCCCTTTTTTAGTCCAGAGCTCGAAGGTTTCCTCCGCCTCTTCCCACCCTTGCAAGATCGACTTATTCGCGACATCGAGCAGGATATTGCCAAAATCCGATGTACTGTGGGTTAGCGCCAGCCCCACCATTTGAACAGGATTCAACGAGGACACGCCAATACCGCGCTCAGTCAGTGACATACGTGCATATTCACGCAATGTCATACCGTTGTAGACGTTATCATTCTGACGTTCTTCATAGCCTGCACGCGCCATAATCGCCTGACGAATACCGTCACCGGTGAAATTACCGTTACTCGCATGAATAAGGTTATGAGGCGTGTTCTTATTTGATGGCGTCGCATCTTTGCCCAATTCAGCAAGCAGTTTATCTTTCGCTTGCTCGACAGAACATTCGATATCCTCAATACAGGATGCCTGCAGGGTTTGATGCTTACCGCCAAACATCGCAAACAGGTCTTTAATACCATTAATGCGCTGTTTTTGTTCTTCTCGCGCCTGAGCGCGGATAGCGTTCTCATCAACCGTGGCTGGCGCAGCAGTCGGAGCTGCCTGTGGTGTTGATACGGGGGCTTGGGCCTTTGGCGCAATAATCATATTCTTTAATGAATTAGGCATGGAATCAAAATCCTCAATACGTTTTGAATGAATGCAAGCCATTGCCTGCACAGATGTTGTCAGTTGATCAGCAAAACCATGCTCCACACACTCTCGTCCAGAAAGCCATGTTTCAGCGCTCAGCATGTCGGCTAATTCGTCAGTAGTCTTGCCGGTTTTCTTGGCATATGCGGGGATAAGCACCGTTTCGACCTTATCAAGGAGATCGGCGTAATCACGCATATCATCCGCATCGCCCCCCGTAATGCCCCACGGCTTGTGGATCATCATCATCGCATTTTCAGGCATGATGATAGGGTTGCCGACCATCGCAATAACTGAAGCCATCGATGCGGCCAGCCCATCGATATAGACCGTTTTGCTCGCAGGGTGGCTGTTAAGTAAGTTGTAAATGGCAATGCCATCAAACACATCTCCACCCGGCGAGTGAATATGTAAGTTGATATGGTCTAACTCGCCCAGCGCTTTCAATGTGCTAGCAAACTGCCGCGCACTCACTCCCCAATAACCGATCTCATCAAAGATATAAATATCAGCAGACCGTTCTCCACTGGCTTTCATTCGAAACCAGTTTTTCTCCCCGTTCGCAGCCGCTCGCGGAGTCATAAACACACTATTTTTTTGTTTTTTGCTCACTGCCTTCCCCTTTATCGTTCGCCGGGTCTGTGTCAAATTTCAGTCCTAAGGTGGCGTTTTCATCAATTTCGGCCTTGCGGCGGCGTTTAACATCGCCCGGATTTGCCCCCCGAGCCCGAACCCAATCGCCCTCCGTGGCTGCACCGCCACGTAAAAGCACCCGCCACGAATTAGCCTCTTTCAACGGATCAATCCACGGCATCACCGGCCCGCTGTATACCGCATTGAAAAGAGTCTCCCTATCCACATCGAGGGGGACATTAATCACACCTGATGTGATCGCCATTTGAAGCCAATTGCGGTAAATCGGGCGACTCACCGCCGCGATAAATGCATCTTGCAAAATGCTGTAGCCCTCAAACGATTCCACCAGCTCTTGGCGCTGTGAGCTGTAAGTCCCGTTGTAGTTACGGGCAATACTGGAAAAGCTTCCACGGCTACCGGCTGCAACCGCTCGCAGTTGGCCATTACGGAAAGTTTCTAGGTTGGGATTCGGCCGGTCGGATTTAATCATGCCAATATCTTCGCCGGGCTGTAGCCCATCAAAAAGCATGCCCGGCTGGATATCTAATTCTCGAGGACCATCTGATGATCCTGAACCTTCGTTATCACCGTAGGTTTGGGGATCGCCTTTCTTAACAAACATGCCCAAAGCCGCCGCAATACGCGCTGCAGTCAGTTCAGCATCCTCATACTCTTTGAGTGCACTTAGACGCATCAGCACCCCAGCGAGCAAACTATTGCCACGAATTTGGTGCAACCGACGCATAAACTTCAGATGAACCATGCTGTCTGCGGCGATTTCTTTCGTGTTTCCCTGCGCGCTGCCCAAACGAGTTAATGTTTTATACACAACGTATTTTGTCGGACGCCCCCACTCATTGAGCGCAACACCCTGACAAATCCCCTTACCCTCGTCATTTAGCTCAAGCGGGATAAAATCAGGCTCTAGTGCTTCGATCCAAAAGGGAACGTTGCCCGTAGGATTTAGTCCTGCTGCCGCCCCGCTCACCATTTGCCCAAACACCTCACCATCACGTAACCACGTGCGTGCCATCAACCGCTCTAGCACGGGGCGCGTAAACTGCCCTGTAACATCCGGCGCAACAGACCACTCCGCCCAAGCCGCACGAATGTCTTTCGCTAACTCATCGGCAACCAAACCCGTTTTTAAAATGGGTTGAGGATCTACAATGATTCCGCGGGCACCAACAATACGTTCCTCCAGTTTATCCAACAGACCAATCACCAAGTCATGGTTACAATCGAGCCATCGAGCCTGCTCACGTAACGAGCGCCCCCCTGATTGGGTCAGCTGATTGGCATTGCGGTTTTCACGTTTAGCACGGTGCGTTCTTGTCGGAGTAACGGCTTCATACGCCCGGATCATCGCCCGAGATTTAAGACGTGCCGCTTTCCAGCCCGGTGATACTAAACCAATGGCTTCATCTAATAGGCTCATACAAACCTCGCCAGTTTATGTGATGACCGTCCCCGTTGGCTGGCTTGATACTGCACAAGACGACGCTCCCAAGACATTCGGCCTTTCTGAATTTCGCCGAGGTTCTCCATCGTCATCGACTGTCCATTAAAGGTGATCGACTTCCCCTGTAGTAATGTTTTCTCGGCTTCCAGATAACACTGGATCATGTCTTCAATATCGGTCTGATTCATAACCAGCCTCCTGTCGTCGATGGCGCCCACGCCGAGGCCGTAGCCTCATGCTGAGTCTGTGATTGTGTTGTCTTATGAGTTGATACTTCGGATGTTTTAGTCTGAGCGGGGCGAGGCGATAATACAGGTGTGGATTCATCAAGTGATCGCGCCCAAGGAGGTGGTTTTTCCCAATTTATCCTTTCGTACCCGCGCAACATAACCAATGCATGGGCATACACCATGAGGTCGAAGGCTTCATTAGCCCCCTTGCCCGGTTTCGTCCATTTTCCGTCTGGACTTCGCTCCTCATAGGTCAGCTCGTCATAGAACCATTCACCCAGCCACTCAGGAAAATGTATGTAATTAGCCCCTACCGTTTCACGCGATAGCGCGTTATTGATTCGATCTTTGAGGGCATTCGTTTGTAAGAGATAAAGAGGCACATCCCCGCGGGCCTCTGCACGACGATTCGGTCGGTCGGTATTATCAGGCAGTGTTTTGCTGATGATCTTACCGTTTGACTGGCTCGCCCCTTTAAAGAGATAGACTTTTTTATGCACCCCATCACGACGACACTGGCGCCAAAAGTCATATGCGTTACCCGTTACGCCATCCTCACCACCGCTATCCACTGCCATCGCCAACACCGGCAAATGACTTGTGGGATCAGCCGCTAAGGGCCACGTTCTATCAAGTATATCAGTACGTAATAAATCCCAATCCTCGAGATAGCCTGCGGGGTCAATGGGGAGGCTCTCGCCGTTTGGCCCGGCACGCATTGACTGCTTGATATTGAATCGATCAATCACCCACCGTTCACCATGAGCACCATAACCTATAACCTGCACAACAAAGCGGCGGTGTTTACCACCCTGCACATCGACTGTGGCCACAAGAAACCGTACTCCTGGTGGCACCGTCCGCTTAGCCACTTCCTCAGCGCGGGCCTTAAGGCTTTCTCCTTTACGCTGTTCGGTGCTAGAGCGTGGTGCGTAAGGCAATCCCCAGTCCGTATTAATAACCGCCTTAAGCGTTTCCTCACTGCCTGTTCGCTCATACTCCTGCTCAGCAGTCAGTAATTTATAGACCAGTTGCGCCCATGTTTGATAAGCCGCGGCGGGGCCTTCCATCCAAAACGATGCGATACGTGATCGACGCGCCTCGCCAGAAATCACGCCATGCCGATCAATACGCTGCCCTTCAATCAGCCATATCCCGAGATTATTTAACTCGCGTTTTTGTGCGGGCAAAATATGTCCCTCGCAATGAGGGCAAAGCAAAAAAGCTGATTCACTGGCAACGACAGGATCGGGATTATCACGGTAGCCATTCATTGAGCTCATGGCTGGCTGGAAATACTCACCACAATGAGGACAAGGCCAATACCAGCGACGGCGATCACCTCGGTTATAGAGAGATAAAATACCTGTCGTTGGTGGTGCTTCATGTATCGATGTTCGTTTCCACTTCAGATCGGTTATTTCTCTGCCGGGAGAGCTTTCCACCAGCGTCATACCCGCGGACATAAAGGTTGTCGTGCGTTTTGATGCCAGAGAAAAACCATCCCCCTCTCCATCAATATCCTCGGGGAAACGGTCATAATCCGTTAGCGCCACGCATTTAAAGTCCGATGAGGACATGACATTGATCGATGGCCAACCCAACTTTAAGTAGCTACCGTTGAGGAACACGCGATCGTAAACATTATTATCGTTGCGGCGTGGGCTTAAGCATTTAGTCACTTCTGGACTGCAGCGAAATGTTCGGGCAAGACGTTTTTTAGAATGCTCTTGCGCTTTGTCCTGCGTCATCTGGATAACCAGCATGTCCGAAGGATCGCAAACTACGTTATAGACAACCCACCCATCAATGAGTCCGATTGTTTTACCAGTTCGCGCAGGGCCAACGAATATCACCGCATCATATTCACGTGAGGCAAGGCAGTTCATTGGTTCTACAATATAGGGCGCAACCATCGGGTCCCAAGGTACTGAGTTACCCGCCCCAACGGGGACACGCATATACCGAGCAACAGCATCCGCGACAGGCATGCGCCGAGGCGCACTCAGTAATCCATAGGTGTTTTTACGTAATACGCTGGCTGTAACCTGCGACGCCATCACGCCTCCTCTGGCTCTCCCTCCTCTGGCATTGAGGTGTCAGCATCAGCCACTTTTTGGGCAATCTGATCACGCATATCGTCTATGATGTTTTGAACACGTAGCACCGCTGATGGTGTCATCGCGCAATCACGCTCAAGAATATCCGGTAAGGTTTCCAGACCTTGGATCATCGCCTTGGCCATAGACGCCATTTCCCGTGCCACATCACTTGCGGGGAGTAACTCCCCTATCTCTTGTTCGAATTTGAGCCGCTCACGTTCTGACTGGTACCAAGCTTTGCGATCCTGCGGCGCCATGTCATCACCTGAAACCGGCGTTGGCATCTTCATCAGTTCAGAGAGAACCGACGTTAATTTATAGAGCTTAAGGTTTGATTCATTCCCACCAGAAGTTGCCACATTCTTTAGACGCGCCGTCACTGTTTGGCGATGAACATCCGAAAGTGCTGCAAGTTGGCTGATATTGAGCGTGAGATTTGTTAACTCTTTATCCATTCTCCACTCCAGTGATGAACAAAAAACAGTCACATTCACCACTGAAAAATAATTTAGCTATTATTTTCAAAATGTTGAGGTAGTGGTGATGGCAGATCAAAATCCAAAAATGAGGCGTTTTCCGCGAGGTCGCCGCCTCGTGGCAAGGGCCCCCTTCGGGAGTACCTTTTCGATAATGAGTATCATTTACTTGGCAAGCCACTAACTATAGTAGACATGCGGGGAATACCGGCTGTAATGCCTTTGTGATTGCAAAAAAAACCGCACAGAGACGGCTACTTTTGAGTGGTCATCTCATAAACTGCGCAATTTTAGCTTTAACTCTTTTGTCAATTTTCAACCTGTATCTCTCACCGGTTGAGAGTGCTACAACACACTGCATTTTTTCAACAGATGCATTTTCATCTAATAGTCGTTTAGCTATTCTCTTCAGCCAACTATCATCATCGCTAATAATTATTCGGTAATTTGCCTCATCACCATGCTCTAAGCGAATGGGAAGTGGATCAGACTCCTGATTTCTGAACATTTGCTGAATCTCATTTTCACCACCAACAACCCAAAAAATTGCCTTAATCCTAATTGAATGAAGCGACTTGTTTACAACGGTTATCGCTACGACTGGCTTATCATCAACTTCAAAAAACATTCGTCCAAGTCTTACGCGACCACCTATAAACGCCTTGGGATTTCTCAGTGCTATATATAGCGAAGTAATAACGGCTGCAACTGTAGCAATCCCTGAAAGCCATGTACCAATCATTGACCAAAAGGCCCAATCAACAGCGGCACGGTTAGCCACTAACGTTTCATAAGTAATGTAGTTTGCGTCCATTTCCACCTCATATAGTCTATGAAGTGATTGTAGCGAATAGCATTATCACAGGCACTCATTGAATGCCTGCTGTAATGCCTACTGCCCGCTTACTTTGTCATAGACGCGTTCACAGGTTTGTCCGGCTCTATAAGCACGGTCAGCCTCTTTTGCATACTCTCCTGCTGCTTCGTTAGATTCGCTGAGCAACTGGGTAAGCAATATGATGGCTTGGGACTTTGACGCGCTTGAGTTGGCAGCATTGGAAAGCTTGCCGGTTTCACTGTCTGCGAATTGTTGCCTGAGCTGTACGAGCTGTTGCTGCAACCTGTTAGCAGAGCGCTTAGCATTAATAGCATCAGCTTTAAGCTGTTTGTTATCTTCATCTGCATCTTTAACCGCCTGATCAGCCGCCTGTTGCCTGCGTTGCTCTTCTGCTCGTTCGTCTGCCTGTCGCTGGGCTCGAGCATCAGAATCCGCTTTATCACGCTTCGCCCATTCCAACTGCCAAGATTTATCGGCATCACGGTAGCCAGTGTAATGACCCACCCATAAGGACAAATTCGCAAGCACCACCACCATTGCTATCATTCGCCAATTGATACTCATACCATAAGCGCCGCCCGCGCCTTGTTGTAGCGTACCTTGCGATCATCGATACCGTTCAGACCACCGTTGATAATCTGCGTCACTCGATAAACGTCAGCACCGTATGCCATGCAGCCTTTTGATGTGTAGAACCACGCCGCCGAACGTGCAGCTTGTAGCTCTAGCTCGAGCAATTCTGGCTTAGTCACCAAATCAAGCTTTAGCGCTGCGCCACATGCGCGATAGTTATCAAGTCCGGTAATCTGGATAAGGCCGCGGCCTCGATACTTCCAACCATCGCCGGAGGCTTTATTACCTAAGCGACTGGCATAAACCAGATTAGCGATGGCATCTTGTCGCGCTGGTTGCTGCGTCGTTCTGCCAAGGGCATTGGCCTGCTGCTGAGTAATACGCTTACCAAATACAGTAACCAAAGCACCCGGTGTGTAATTCAGTGATTCAACAACCTGCCGAAACCCACCAGACTCATGACCCACCTGAGCAATAAACATCGCCTGATCGGTTGCCGCTGTGATACCAAATTCTTTCATTGCTGCATCGATGTGCGGAAACCAGCGCGCAGCTAATCCGGCGCTAATATCAGCCGCCTTTTGAAACTGTTCGAGATCCATGGAATTACCTTACTGTTGAGGAGGGACGCCAGTCTTACTGCCGACAACACGACGTAGAACCGAGCTGAAATAATCAATACCCAAGAAGCCAATAAAGACACTGCCGATATATGCCCACTCTTGATCCCAACTCATTAGCGTAAGCAGGTCTTTAATAAAGAATGCCACCAGTGCGCACATAGCGGCATCCAGAATCCGTCGCCACATCGGAGACTCTCCGTTATATATCCCCCGCAGAATAGCCATTAGACCCGCAATGAATGCGTAACTTCCCTCGCTGCGGTGCTCTGCAATCCATGTCATTAACATGGCCCAGAGCTCGGGGCTTTTGTGCATTTTCATGTTCTCCCCCCATCCACCAGCGCGGTAGGGTTAATTAGTGGAATAGCACCCAGCCGTAACCACTCTCTGCTAGAAAGTGTTTAATGTGTGGATGGTTGTTGGCTGGGCGCTACATATGAAAAAGGCCACCAGAAGGTGGCCTATAAATATAGTTATAGAATTCAGTGAGAATGCTTAGCTCATTATATTATCGATTTTGAGCTAATGATTTTTCACCTGTAATCTCATACAGCTAAGTACTTAATTACTAGATTTGGAGATAAATTATTATATCCTATATGCGAAGTGTTTTACTGGATTAACAAAGGAATCTAAAGGTGAACATATGAGAGTCTTCATGAGCGAATGGCTTATAGGGCTGCAAGCCTCTGCTGCGTCATTAATCTTAATATTGCTATTGTTCTATATTGTGGCTGCCTGAAATAAAACATCAACACAATCGGCTGAGCCATCTCCACTGGTTGAAAGACGCGCACCTGTATTCGGTGCTATATGAAGATGGCTCATGCAGTTGTGCAGCACACCAAACGCTCTGGGTTATCCCTTCTTCGCTGAGTGATGTGCTGATTGCCGTGATGGCTCTTCCCAAACACTTTTCTTACAAACTGATCAGGCACCACGACCCATTGAACGTACCTAATTTATTACAGTGACACAATCATTAACGAAACTTTCGGAATAATCTTTTTAATGGACATTACCAAAAGTAAAGTAGCTCGGCAGTAATAACCTTAGTTAGAAAAATTTGAGGATAGTCATTTGCTAGCAGGCTTTATTTTCAACAAATAATTAATTAGCCTGATAAGTAATGACTTATGGTTATTCATGTTTTTTTGATTTTGGCATTTATACCGCTTAGTTTTAATTTCCAATAAAAAAGATTTAGCTTTAGAAACCCAACCTACTTAATGTCAAATTATCAAAATAAATTAGCTAAGACTCTTCTTACATCAATAAACTTAAGACATAAATAATACCTTTAAAAAAGTTCAACTTTTCAGTTACTTATCATAATACATTAGATTTATTTATAAAATAACGAAAGAGAGTATATCAAAAGCAAAAATAAATAGATCTAAATCAATAAGTTGCTATTCATCCTAGGTTATCAATTACTACCTGTGTTTGATTATACATTAGCATAGATTTTCCCTGATGTTGGCCTATGGCCCCTCTCATCTGAACTTACGGGGATGAGAGGTTTCTTTTTTATTACGTATGGAGTTCCATCGAATGAAAAGTAGTCGATTATTTCTTGTAGCCAACAGCTATGTAAAAGTGGTTTGTTCAGAGCCGGCTAAAATCCTATTGATCAATGAAAAACATTACGACAGATTTTGCCGAGACAGTTGGGCCGACTACCATGGAGGTTTTTTTTGCAACTTCCCAGCTATTGTTGAAGTTCCATACGATGGGATCTGGAATATCGTGATTGATACTCATAGTCATGGAGATACTGAGTCTTCAGTGAGCATAACTATCTTGCCTAATCATGAGTTATTAGAGCAACAAGACGTGATCAAATAGTAATGAAAGTCTATTTACAGGCAATTTTCAAAGTAGGAGTTCAACATCTATCGCAAAGTTGGTCCGCCACCGAGGACTCGAACCTCGCACCTACAACTTATATGGTCATCGGCTCTATCCTGCTGAGCTAGTGGCGGTTAGGACGCGCGGCGCTGTAACGAGCTGATAAATTGGCTTTCACCAATGATAACGACGCTCATCCCTACGCTAGCTCGCTACAGCTAGCGGAATAATAACCATATAAGATAATTCATTACAATAACTAAGCGTTATTTTCGGATAAGTACGACAATGACAATAAAAAAACCCGCACTAGGCGGGGTCAAATGATTGCGAGTGGATAAACGATACAAATTCCCACTATTTAGCCAAATTAAACCAGCTTCGGACAAAATGCAAGTTTTATGTCTTAATTTGTCGCTATCGTTTCCAAACAGTGTCTAACGAGTCACTTCGTTAAACACGCTATCCGCATAACTCTCTTCAATATCACATTTTGCCACCAGCGCCTCAAAGTAAGGCTTCCAATTACGATTCCATGTCCTTTCCTGCAACTCTGGCACCCATGCTGTAATGGCTCTGTAAGCTTTAGAGGCTGGCGTTCGTTTATATCCTCTTCCAGAGCAGCGCTCACACGTTTTATCTATCGGTCGGCCAAGCAGTGCTGACTTCTCTAAATCCCGCACTCTTCCCGTACCATGACAGCGGCAGCGTTGAGATATTTTGCCTTTACCGTTGCAATGCTTGCATAACACACCTACTCGCTCTCGCTTGATAGAAGGAGAGTAAACAACCTCGCCATAGGCGTTCATGATGCCGGGATGTTTCACAACATCTTGGTAGCTATAGATGAGCCCCTCACCTTTGCACTCATCACATTCCGACATTGACGCTGCCGATCGTGCATATTCTTCAAAGGCAAGTTTGGCAAGAAGAACCATGCACTGCCCTAACCGGTTACCTGCAGATTTAACAACCAGTTTCGGCGCATGGCGCAAAGCGTACTTGCTTAATTCTTCGACGGTGCGGATCTTATCTTGGGTACTGATACCACTTTTACCGAGGAAAGCCGCCATACCAAAGCTGGCTCTCGCTTCCGCCATGCCCATAGCCGCCATCAGGTCGGTGCCCGTAATGCGATCGGGAGATGTCCCGCCAGACATGCCGGTTATATTCATCCCTTTAGGCCCAAAGTGCTTTAACGCATTTTCGATTTTCATGCACATTCACCCACTAAATTCAGAATGATGTTTTCCGTGATTTTACCAAGATCCATTAAAGGCTCTTTCTCAAATACCCACTTGCACACCTCTACAGCTTCTTCACGGCTAACTGGCCTAATGACTGCAAGCAGACTTTCGAGATATTGCTCACGATCATAAATATGGCTACGGCCACCATTGGCATATTCATAGTCCAGCTCTTTTTCAGCACGGTTACGCAATTGATAGAGCCAATCCCAATATTGAAACTCACGGACAACATCTGAAAGCGTGGCTGGCTCGGGTAATTGAGCAACAAAACCCTTTGATGCCGCTTGACGCTGCTCATCAATTTCGTAGCAACGCTCTCCCTCAACGCAATTATCTGCGATTTCTTCGTCCGTCCAGCCCCAGCAGGATGAGTACACATCCGCTAGCTCACCGGACAACATCAGTTCTTCCGCTGGGGTGTTGCCCAAGGCAGCCTCATAACTGCCAAATACAGCACGTACCTTACTAGCCTCTGCAATAGCCTTTTTCGCCGCGCTTATATAGCCTGCAGGGTTATCCATCGACATGGTGCTAAACGCTATCTGGAACGGAGCCGCACCAGACTTCATCAGATAGTTGCTGTAGTGCTCCTGTGCTTGTTTAGGCGTTATTTTCAGTTTTCGCAGTGCATCTTCTGCTGCTTGCAAATGTGATGGCTCGTTGAGCCTGATAACATCCAACACCCACAAATAAGCATCCGTCTGCTTATGTCCAGTAATAACCCGCTGGGGTGGTAATGGCTTCGTTACCGAAACCTCGGTGCTGTAAGTTGGCTCTGGAATTGTGAATAGGTCTTGATGTACTGGATTATCTTTATGAGACATTATGCGGCCCTCCCCAGCGGCCATTCGAAAACTTGTGCACCATTGATGAGCATATCGTTGAAGTCACCCGATTCCGGCCAGCGGATACTGACTTTTTCAACATCGTTGTTGGATAAAATATTGCGATGCCCACACTCAAAAGCGGCGGCGTGACCTGCCCCGTTTAAATCTGTGTCAGCAAAAATAATGAGATGTTTAACGCCCATAGGCGCTCTGAATCGCTTCATGAGTGACGTGTTCAGCACTGCCCATACATTGCAGCCGTAGATTTGTCGGCACGACAGCGCGGTCTCAATCCCCTCTGCAATACCCAATGTCGATGCAGGTGGAAACATGCGGATTGCCACTGAACCGGCGTGCTCCAAATAGCAGTCCTCTTGTAGCGACAGCATGCGTTTGGCGCTCTCACCCAAACTTGCCTTTTTATCGCCATCCAACAAGGTTCGATGCAAATAACAGAGTGCCCCTTTGTCATCCGTTGCCAGCGAAAATAAGCTTTGGTAGTGCCGTCCGTTAAATGGCTGCTCGAGGCAAAAACGGATGGCATCTGAAGGAAGGGTATTGATCCCGCGATTACGTAGATACATTTCGCCGGTCGTTCCCCTAAGCTCCGCTAGCCCTGAATATTTTCTTGAAACCGCTTCACGCTGTTTCTTCTTGCCACTTTCTATAGGCTGGGATTCGGTGTTGGGCTGATACTCCCGCCCTATAATCGTATCGACCTCAGCAGCAAGTGTTTTGAAATCCTTACCCTGAGTGATGGCAAGCAGCTTCCATCCATCACCCGCGCCGCATTTACATACCCATGTACCGCGCCCATCTTTATCGTCACAACGGAAACTGCCTTTCGACTGACAAGCTGGGCATTTCCCTTTGAAGTGACGTTTACCCGTTACAGGAGGTAAACCATAGTGCTCGAACACCTCTGGCCAGCGCCCGATCACAGCATCAGTGGTTTTGCGATTAGTTTTCATGGCGCCACTGCCTTACGTGCTGCCAAAGACGCACGAACGTTGCTGAGATGATTTGCCGCTTGCTCAATCCCGCTTAACGCAGGCTGGCGTGGCTCTGTACTTTTGGATTTTTCGCGGCCTTTAGCGAAGGCGATTTGCTTCCACTTAATGTAATTGTTGACCTCTGGGGTAATTTCCATTGGGTAATCTTGTAAGCCGTTAGGCCATGTTCCGAACTTGTCCTTGAAGGTATGAGCACACCAGCCGTCAGATACTGGCTTGCCTTGTGCCGCACGTTGACGCTGATAAAACTTGATTTGCGACCACCAGCTTTGCTTCTCCTGCTTAGTCACCGCTTTCTTTTTCCCGCTGATTTGCTTGAGTCCACGGCTCGCATCCGTATCAACATCCTCACCTGCAAGCGGCTTATGTCCGCATTTAGGGCACTGGTAAACACCGGCAGGCTTCATGTAATGGCACTGAGAGCACTCTTTGGGTAATTTCTCGCGCTTCTCATTTTCTCGTTCCGATACGGCCGTTTTCATCCCATCGTTTTTAGAGGGAAGTGTGTCGTACTCAATGCTGTCGGGATAACCTAGCCGATGGACAGAACCCGAGTGATCGAATACCAGGCACTTATCTTTGCCCTTGGCAGTACGTAGCCCACGGCCAATAATTTGTAACCAGCGGATCTCGGATTTCGTCGGGCGAGCGTAAATGATGCAACGAACATCACTGTCGAACCCCGCAATCAAAGTGCCAACGCTAACAATGATTTTTGTCGCACCCTGCTCAAATCGGTGGATCATCATCTGGCGTTCGTCGTGTGGGGTTTGGGCTGTCATAACCTCAGCATTTACCCCCGCCTTATTGAACTGGAGAGTGACATAGTTGGCATGATTAACATTGACGCAAAACGCAACTGTCGGGCGATCTTCGCCATGCGAAAGCCAATTACTGACAATATCGCCCACCAGATCAGCGCCACACATAATCTCTGCAACTTCATCCTCTTTGTAGTCGCTGCCGAACTCATCTGAACGAGTAACCTTTACACCTGATAAATCAGGCTTTGTTGGCGCAAAAAACTCGTAGCTACACAACACTCCCGTATCCATCAGCTCTTTAATCGTGGTTGGCTTGATGAGTCGCTGGTAATACTTGCCAAGGAAGGGCGCAAAGGGGGTGCCAGACAAGCCGATAACTTTGACCTGAGTTTCAGCCGTCAAATACTTAATTACCTCAAGCATCTTTTTGCGGCGAAGATGGGCCTCATCAACAATGAGCAGATCAATATTTTCTGGAAAATCACGACGGATTAGCGTGTCAGCGGAAGCAATCTGGATCTTGCGCTCAGGGTCATAATTAGGGTGATCACGCCATACATAGCTGATCTCATCCTCTGGCAGGCCATATTGAATAAAACGCTTTGCCGTCTGTGTAACCAGTACGGTATAAGGGCAGGTCATCAGAACGCGCATACCACGTGAAACAAACCCATCAGTGATAAACGCACTCAAGCCAGTTTTGCCGCTCCCTGTCGGGCTGTAAACCATGAACGAGTTGTACTGCTTCCAGTCACGTCGTAACATATCCAGCGCACGCTGCTGCGCTAAGTTAGCAGTGATGTTAAGCATGTTTTACCTCCGCAAGAGCTGGAGCGCGAACACTCGCCAAAGTAACCCGCTCCAGTTTCTTGCACTCTTCCGAGGCTTTCTCAATCTCACCAATAATCATTGGGTACTTACCTCTTCTGTTGAAAATGGCTATGCCAGAGACCAAGCCTTGAATTGTTTCACACATCTGGTACGACCTCTGACTTGCCGGATTTTTAAGGGATAACCCCTACAGTGATCTTATGTTAGTAAGGAGATCTCCCTCTCTGGCTAAGCCTTCCCTAACACCCCTTTCAAAGATCACCCCCCTTACCCCCCTAGAAAGTTTTCCCCTCTTCCCCAAAACATCTAGACGGCTAAATGTCTGGAAGGTCAATCTCTCTAAGTGGGCTTACTGCTTAGCCGCTTGCGGTGGACGTGATGTGATCCCCTCGCTTGCTGCTGCATACCGGTTTACAAACAATCTGAGTCGTGTATTAGCTTCTCGCCTCGCCTTGTTCTCTTGCCGGTATGTCACTTCCTCGCTTTCGAATACCTCCTGATAAACTTCTGCGTACTTAAGTGCGATTTTTGGCCTGACTGACGGCCTTAGCCGCTGTAGTTGTTCCTGTATCCAGTCTCTGTCTGCTTCGCTGAATAGTTCAGGCATCAAAGATTTGCTATGATTAAACTGCATTGCTATCGGTATCTGGATCAGGAAAAATATCTTCGATAGCCACTTTATCTCCGTTTCTCCCAAGCGCTGCAGCCAACTGATGACAGATATTAATATCTGGCTGCCGCCTACCTGATTCATAGTGGCCAATAGAGCTAATGGTTTGCCCAATTTCTTTCGCTAAGGACTTTTGAGTCATCCCTAGTGACTTTCTTAGAGTTTTAAGATTATTCATGGTGCTCTCCTCATGGATGATTTAAATGTACAATATGTAGTTTACACAATCAAACAAAATGTACATATTGGGTATTGATGAAAACTACACAAAGTGTATTATTTGAACCATGAAAATGAACTGGAACGAACTGGCGAAAACCAGATTGAACGCACTTGGAATGACCCAAGCTGAACTCGCTGAAAAAATGGGCGTGTCTCAAGGAGCCATGGGGCATTGGCTTAATGGCAGGCGTTCCCCCTCCCTTACAGAAGTGGGGGCAATCTTCCAAATATTGGACATAAACGGAGCAGCTCTTAACCCTGATGGTACGTTCACCGTCGCTGAGGACTTAACTCTTCGCCCTATAAAACAACAGTATGAATACCCTCTATTTACTAGCGTTCAGGCAGGCTCATTTAGCGCTGTTGGTTGTTACACAGAGCAAGATGCTAAAGACTGGATCGGTACAACCAAAAAAGCCAGCGACATGGCTTTCTGGCTGGTAGTTGAAGGTCACTCTATGACCGCCCCTGCTGGGAGCAAGCCAAGCTTCCCTGAAGGTATGCTTATCCTTGTCGATCCCGCTGAGGACGTTTTTTCTGGCGATTACTGCGTTGCTGGAATTGATAATGACACGGCTGTGACATTTAAAAGATTCGTGGTTGAGGATGGTAAACCTTGGCTTGAGCCGCTAAATCCTAACCCTCGCTATCAAAGCCTAGAATGTGGAACTAATTGCCGCATTATCGGAAAGGTAATCAAGGCCCAATGGCCTGAAGATACCTTCTAAAAACAGGCCGTAATACCAATCTATTTAAAAGATCGCATTTATTGCGATCTTTTTTTTATTAGAAAATAACTAACACATCATGAATATATTTAACCTTAATTATCATACACTTTGTACATAAACACAAAATCAATGTACATATTGTATAGACACATGGCTGTACAGTTTGTAGTATTAGCTCATCGGCAAACAATGGAGCCTATGAGATGACGACCCAAAAGTTTTATCAGTTAGTAGATATTCCTGACTTTCGCTATGACAGTGACTGCTCAAGCATTAGCTATGGCTATATTGCAGATGACTGCGATACTAAAACAGTTTCAATCCTTGATGCAATTAACCATATTAGCCTTAGTATTTTCTCGATGACTGAGTGCGAGAATATAAATAAAGATAAATTAAATAAGCTTTCATGTGTTATTTCAGACCTCACCGAACTGGCCATTGCGACAAATAAAATATCACATACCGCATCATATTTAGCTGGTATTAAGGAAGGGAATAATGACAAGTGAAATCACGCTAGAAGAAGTCGCATTACGCGCCCATCAAGCAGAGATTATTTGCAGCATGATGGAGGTCTACCCAAACCAATTAGTTGATTCTGAAATTACAGCGATGGCTACATTACTTCGCCGTTTAACTGGTGATGTAACTGCATATCTAATCGAGGCAATGGCTACAAAGGATGGCAACCAATGACCATATGCTTAACTGATGCCGCCTGCCGCGTTCAACAGGCACAGGCGGTATTAAGTGTCTGGCTGGAAAACTCAAGAGATAAATATGAGGAAAACTTAGTAGCCTCAATAATAACTCTCTTAGACGGGGTAGATGCTGCGATTGAACATGCGGATAATAAGACCTTACAGAAAAAATAAATAAACCCGATTCATCAATAAAAACTACAGCCTAATAGCTGGGACTAACTGTATCTAAATTTCATAATGAGACATATATGAACATTCAACAGAAGATTGCTCAATATAGAAAATATCTCGTTGATGCCAAGCTTAACTCAATGCTGCGAAAAACAAATAGTCATTGCACTATTGTTACCTTAGAGGATGGGGCTATGCGTACAGTTGAGTTATCAGAATCAACATTAAACAAGGGACTAAAAATATTTTTTGAACTTCCCGCGCTAGATGTCAATAAACGTTCCGAAGCAGAACCAATGATTTTAGAAAGCTATAAGTCACTTTTAAAAAAAGGTAATGACAAACTAAATGATGAAGGTCATGAATTCATGAATAACCTCGTAAAAAACATTGCTGAATTAGCCAACGAACGCGGCTTATTTAATAAGGAATAGCCTTGTGAGTACAAAAATGTCACTAGAGCAAATGGTCGAATATATGAAGAGCAATAACTCTAATGCCCCCGACTGGCTTCTTGATATTAATCGCTTGAATTCAGGGGCGGAGTTATCACGCGATGAAATGTTGGAATATGCAGAGTACTTCTGCTCACAGGCTCATTCCGTTGAAGCGCTAACCTATTTAATTGAATGTGAGAAGCGTTTCGGTCTGGCAGCTAATGGCGGCCACATATTTGTTCACGGCAACGTCATTATTCAAATAGACAAGCGTGTAATCGAAGTGCTCCTGCAGTGCCAGATAGAAGCCACGATTTTAGAAAAGCGTCCTGCCGATCGCTACATATCAGTCATGCAGTTTTATTTAGGCGACCGCCTGAAGCGTGCACAGGAAGGATCTACATGGATGATTGATTTCATTGATGATGTTCTTATTTCCGGTTCGAAATTTTTAATCAGCGGTGAAATTCCACCAGCTAAAGAAATGCACTGAGGAGAACGGCAATGAATAGCACAACTGGAATAGTTAGCAACTACAAGGCACGGATCCTCCTCACTATGGAAAACGGAAAAATCATCAGTGAACGACTGCTACAAAACGGGGAAATGGTAGCTACGGTTCCGGCGTTCATTGAGTTGGCAGAGATGGCTGGTTATCAAATTACCTGCAGCGCAAGTGAGGCTAACAATGGCTAAGAAAACTGAGCTGGTGGCTGTTGAAGCCAAGGACCTGAAAGTTATTGAATACCGTGGGCTGCGCATAGTGACCACCGAGCAAATGGCTGCTGGATATGGAACTGACGCAGAAAATATTCGCCGCAACTTCAACCGCAATAAATCCCGCTTCGTTGAGGGAAAACATTACTTCCAAATCTCGGGTAATGAGCTGGATAATTTGCGCGTCTCTTTTAGTCCCGCACAAATTTCGAACAAAACACGCAGCCTGACACTCTGGACAGAACGCGGCGCTGCAAACCACGCGAAGATGCTGGAAACCGATCAGGCTTGGGGATACCACGAGGACTTGGTTGAGTTCTACTTTACCCAGCGTAGTGCGATTGCTGCACCAGCGGCGATCGGACGAAAAGAACTAGCGTTGATGGTTATCGAAGCCGAGGAGCGAGCCGAAGCAGCCGCACTTGAGAATAAAACCCTCAATGCCACCGTGGAAAGCTTGGCGAAACACTTCACTAAAGGCATGACAATCCCTGCTTTCTGTAAAGCTCTAAACGGCGTCAACGTAAGCAAAATGTCATGGTGGGCTTTTCAACGTAACTGGCTATACAACGCCCAGCGAGATCCTGAAAAGCCCCCGAAATGGCGTGTTGCTTCTTATGCCCGCGATAAATATCTGACTGAAGAAGAAACGCAGATTACACCACATGGGGCAGACGAGTTTACCCGATTTACGCCAGTGCTACTGGAGAATGGTTGTCACCGACTTTACCGGTTGTATATGAAAGGTGAACTGCCAATGAAAAAGACATGGAACGGCGAGTTTAGTCACGACAAAGCCATTTACACACCGGAGGCCAAATAATGCTTATTCCAACTGACATTCTTCGTGCCGCTCTGTGCTGTGTGGCTGCCGAGAACGAACAACGCACTTACCTGCAAGGGGTGTACATCACCCCAACGCATATTAAAGCGACTAATGGGCGTGCTGCTGTAATGATGGAACATGGCGCTGATACTGAAATTGACGCTGTATTCCTCGTTGGTGGGGTTATTCCGGATGATGCCGAGGGAACACTAATCACACAGACGAATGGTGAATGGTACGCCGCGCACATGAGCGATGATGAAACAATAATCGGTTATAGCAAGCTCAAACTCGTTGCCGGTCGCTACCCTGACTTTGCCAAGCTGTTGCCTGAGAAGCCAGAACCTTGCACCGAGTTACCGATGTTTGCAGCCCAGCTGCTGGCGTTGCCTTATTTAATGTTTCGTAGCGGGTTTGGCCCCGTCAAATTCAAACCTTATGGCAAGACGGCACCATGCCAACTGATTTTAGATCCGGTGACCAATCACCTATATGGCAATCCGTTTCTCGTGATCATGCCGTTGCACGATAATGCCTTCGAACTGTGTGCTGAGGTGCTAAATGAGGATTGATTATCAAGACCACGGTGTCATTGCAACGATCACAGTGACCAGTACTGCCTTTGAATTCCGCCGTCATAACCGTGTAGTCGATGCCGCATTATTTGCGGCTAACGTTAAAACTTATCGCTCGGGTCTCTTCTTTATGAAGTCGGTCATATCAGGCAAAACCGCTGTTGTGATGCGCGCCTATAAAGCTGTTATGCGGTAGGTCTAGTGATGAATAGCAATATGTTTGAACTCACGAAGACAATCAAGGCCGCAGTGTCTGGTGGCTCATCTGGCATCACCGACGCTATTTTTGCTGCAGGATATCGAAAGCCTGATCGCAGTGTTGAAGATGCCGTGATGCTCACCATTGAAACGCTAGCAGGGTTTGAAGGTGCAGACATTCCTTGGGAGCAATGGCCAAAGAACCTTGATGGAGTTTTAGTTAACGAATTAAACGAGCTAATTGAGGTGGAATGCCACAATGCAGATGGATCAGCAGCCCATATAGCAAAAGCAGTATTGAGCGCTGGTTATCGTAAGGTAGGTGAATAATGCCAGTGTATTGCATTGCTAATGTAATGGGTGCGCAACGTTTTACAGGTTCGATTCCCGGTACGGAGATGAAACCATGACACACAACATGAGCCCGGACTCACTAGTTGATCTGAAATTCATCAAAGCGGACACTGGGTTTGGTAAAACCTTCATTTATGACCGAGTGAAGGATGGAACCTTAGCTAAACCAGAGAAGATTCATGGGCGCTCGCGCTGGCGCTATAGTGACCTTTGCGAATTCAAGAGCCGCCTCTTGTCTCGCTCAAGCGGGTAA